GTATTCGGCTGCATTAGTCAATGTAGATTTTAGACATGTCGAAGTCGATTACTTCGCCACGCAAGTGTGGGCAACGAGCACCGGCTTCGGTCTCGTCATCAGCCATAAAGCTGACTTTAAGCTCTCCTTCACCATTACGGAAGACGTAACCGATAGCATCGGAGTCAGCCATAATGAAGTTCTTGAGCTTACCAGACAAGTCAAGGCTACTGGTGTTAACCTTGATATCTGTCTCATTGGCAATCAGGGTCTTCTTACGATGACCGATGAGGATGACACCCTTACTAGCCAGAGGCTTGAGTTGTGTCAAAATCTTCATCACGTTGTCGCGTACCATAGCGTAGCCCTTACCGAAGTCAAGGTCACCAATGGTCTTAACACCTTCTGATGCACACACAAACTCTTCCATCCAGTTGACAATGTTGTCAATGGTGTCGAGTGCAATGTAATCGTACTTATCCTCTTTCTCTCTGAGAGCCTTAAGGACAGCCATGACATCTTGCAATGTGTTACATTGTACCTTCATGGCGTCAACCATATCAGTACCCTGCTCTGTGTCAATGATGAGACAGTTGTCTAGTGTGGCAAGAGTGGTAGTCTTACCGACCTTTGATTGTCCGAAGAGAGTCAAGAGTCGTGGCGATTTGCGGCTCGCCGGGGTCCGTTGTGTAGGAAGTTCCATGGTTATTGTACATTAAAAAGAGGGCCGTCGGAAGCATGTGCACTGCTATATCCGTCAACCCAAGGGTCAATTCTGCCGTTCTCTAGATTCGAAATCATGCGGGTGTAACCCTGCGTGCCATGTCGATTCTTGAGTACATGCATACTGATGAGGTTCTGCCCCTCTTCAGTCATTGTTGGTACACGGTCTGGTCCGTAGACTTCTAGGCCAAGCAATGCAGGTTGGTGCATTACAAGGCAGACGTCTGCAGCATGGTATAGCTGCTTGGAACCGTGTATGTCAGTCTTGGTTGGAAAGTGAAGCGAAGGGACACTAGGGTCACGTCTACCTGAACTTTCTATTTTGTCGTTGAGCTGTGACAGCAGGATGTTAAGTGTATTGTACTCCTTACGGATGTCAATAAACATCTTGCCTAGCTCAGCCAGCGTTTGTATCTCGTTCTCTCCGGGCATCGAAGAGGCAAGCAACGTGTGGTCGAGCGTCACTACCAAATCATCGTCAGGAAACTTTTGTTTCATGCGGTCAATGGTGTCACGTATCTGCTGACGGTTGCCGGGCGTCTCTACAAAGTAGATAGGCTCGTCAGTCAGTCGGCTAGACGCAACTCTGACCTGCTCGAACTCGTCCGTTGTGAGTGGACGGTCTGCAGACATAAGTTTGCGGTAGCTGATACCTGTCAACGTACTGATACGACGCGTCATTTCTGCAGCAGCAGACATCTCGAAAGAGAAGTGCAGCACGCGAGTCTTAGACGGGTCTTTCTGCAGTGTGGGGTTAGTAAAGTCACGGAGTAACATGTTAAGCATGTAAGATTTACCGTGACCTGACGCGCCACACAGCATGTAGGTCTGGCCAAACTGAAAGCCGCCGAGCAGCATGTAGTTTAGCTTGTCCCAGCGACTTGCTAGCACTATTCGTTCACCATTACGAGCATTGTTAATGTCGTCGTGTGCGTTAGTAGCAGCAAGTTTGCTGGTCTGGATGGGCAGGTTAGAGAAGTCTTGCACCGGGCAAAGCTTTACCTGTCGTGTCGTTCATGATGTCCTCGATAGCAGTCCACTGACGTGATGAAAACCAGAGCTTGATGCCCATGTGTACTTCATGATTGTCTGCGGCCCACTCAAGTGCCTTCATAATACGTGTATGCATACCCTTCTTGCTAACAACCTTGTCGTACTTCTCGCGAAGTTCGTCCATGTCCGCGTTAAGCGCAGCTACACGTTTGCCGTCAATCCAGAGGAATCTGGGATACGTGTCAACAAACTCGTCGAAGTAACTGTCTGAGACATCCTCGCCAAACATCTCACGAGTCTGGTTAGTAATCTCTAGGTTCATCAACGACGGGTCTTTGTTTTGGTCAATCAACGTAAGAAACTGCCTGTTAAGTAAAGCAGGCAAGTCAATCTCTGCTGACTGGAACACGTCATGCCTGTACGCATCTACAATTACTTCTCTGTCACCTTGGTGCAACGCGTCCAACAGTAGGACTTGTTGTGTGGTGAGGTTGTGTGTGATACAATAACGAATCATAATGTAATATCTAGATGTGATAGGTCTATGTCACCACCCATGATATGGATGGCTTGGTCGAGTGATTGTACATGCTGAATGTTGGTCGAGTTCTGCTGCCTCTTCTTCATCCACTTCTCGTCCTGCGTATCAGGCATGTACAAATTGACGATGTAACCGACTTTACCCTCGACGAATCGAATGGCACGGCCGGTACGCTGTACGTCTTGTCTGGGTGAACTGCTGCCGCTAGAAATAACGGCTAGCTCTACACCCGGTACGTCAAAGCCCTCATCAAGTGCACGAGCCGTATTAATAATACGAGATGTGCCGCTGGTAAAGGATTCTAAGGCAGCGCGCCTCTTCTTCACCGGCATCTTACTTGAGTAGGACACAGCGTTAGGCAGTTTGTTGGTCACAGCCTCTGCAAAATCTACTGACTCACTAAATGTGATAGTCTTGAATTGCAGGTCTGTGCACAGCCTGTACACGCTGTCAACTTTGGATTGGTTCATATACAACATCTTCTTCCTCTTCGCCATGTTGCGATTGAAGTTGATAGCGTTGATACGTACTTGGTCTGCATCGTCAGCAGAGCGACGTGCAAAGTTCTCGCATGCCTGCTCAGACTTAAGACAGTTCATAGCTTGACCGAAATCGTTACCAAACTTGCTAAAATAGTAAGAGAAGTTCTTACTTAGCTTCTGGTAGTCCTCGCGGTCTTGGTCGGTTAGGTACACCGGTACATTCAATACCCGGAACGGGCTGACGTACCCTGCACTCAGCGCCTCTTCCAACTTGACCGTATCAATGATAGGTGCTTTCTGTCGTAAGAGGTAATCGTTGCCGTCTGTTCTGGCAACTGTCGCTGTTAGACCCAATATCTTTTTGTAGGATACACGTTCGAAGACGGCACCAAAGACATTAGTTGCGTAGTTATGAATCTCGTCTAAGATGAGAAGGTTGACGTCGTGCGTGTACTTGATAGCTGTGTTAACAACCAGTACAGTCACTCCGTCTAAGTGTTCTACCTGCTTAGTCCACTGTGCTTTTAGGTGGATAGTAGGTACAATTACAAGGGTCTTGTTACCGGGTTGCTGTTTGTTCAGCGCTTCGATAGCAAGTATAGCAGTGTAGGTCTTACCGAAACCGGTGCAAGCTTCGAGTGTCCCTCGACACCCGTTGCTTGACCAGTTCCGTAAGATTTGCTTCTGCCTCTGCAGACGCCCCTCATCAATCATCCAAAGCGGAGATTGGGTCGTAGCATCCTTCTACTTCTAGAATAACCTCTTCGAGCTTGCCGCCGCTAACCACGTCATGAGCATGCTCAGACTGATTCTCGTTAACAATTGCAAGCGCTCCTTCATCACTGGAAGCGCGCACTGTGATATCACGTGTGTAGACCTTAGTCACAACAACGGATACAATAAAGTTACGCTCCTCCATTTCCCATCGGTCTCGTTGAGTTATTGGCATCTTCTAAATCTTCAGGGTTCATTAAGTTGAGTACGTCATCGTACAACAACTCTAAGCTGACAATAGTGTTTGCTAAGTAGTCGACTCTTTGCTCGTATCTTCGCATGATGTTTGCGAATTTAGCAACCAGTTTTTTTGCATCATCTTCCATTAGTCCATTAAGAAAAACTCGCCCCAAGAGACACTGCCAGACCCTACGGTCTTTGGCTCGTCACCTGATACGTTAATGATTTTCATTTCCCAATAGCGATGTTCACCATTGTCTTCCTCAGTGAGCTTGTCGAGCTCAACTGTCTTAGGTTCCAGCGTAACGTGAAAGTTCTCGTCGCTTTTGCCTGCATTCCATCCGGCCTCTAGCTCTGCTTGTGTGATGTTCTTTGGGATTTCGAGCGAGTAGCTCCTATCACCATAGTTCCACGTAAGCAAAAAGGGTCGGGTATCGTTAAGTCCGTTAAACTCCATTGCTACAATCATTTTACTCCTGAGCTGCCGTGACCGCTTGTACCACGAGGGGTAAAGTTATCTGCAGCTTCGAAGAACTCCTCTTCTACGGGCAAGAAGTGCACGCTGATAAAGGGAGTAATAACGAGTTGCGCAACACGGTCTCCCGGTTCAACTGTAAACGGCTCAGTGCCAAGGTTGATGAGGTTAATCATTACCTCGCCACGATAGCCAGAGTCTACGATGCCGGGTGAGTTAACCACCATGACACCGTTCTTGTGGGCCAGTCCACTACGTGAACAGACCATCGCTACGACACCGTCAGGTAACGCCATCCGCACACCAGTCCCAACGAGCTTTCGCTCGCCGGGTGCTAGTGTAACGGTTACGTTAGCGCGGATGTCGGCACCGGCGTCACCCTCATGCGCATAGCTGGGGGCTTCACCGGTACAGAATACACCAGTCTTAGACATTCTCGCTGACCTCACCGGCGGTTGTGTCTGTGTCGGATTGACTGGCGGCAGCAGCCTCTGCAGCTTTAGCTTGTGCATTCAAGCCGCCGAGGATTTCTACTGATGTGCCTGCAAGCACCAGGGCTTGTGTAAGGCGAGCACGTAGGATATTGTCTTCTGAGTCTTGAGTAGCTGCTTGCGCAAACTTGTCAAGGTTTTGTACTGCAGCGTTAAGGCTGCTGATGATGTCATCAAAGTTAAGTTCTGTGCTCATATTGTTTTGTTGTTGTGCGCGACGTGCGCGACGTGATTGGGATGCCATTATTCAAAGAAAGATTTAGGAAACTTGATTTCCTTGTTATTAGAAAAGACGTGATGTTTTACGCCTGCCATAATAAGTTCAGAAAGTCGTGATTCTGTTCTATGGCATGCTGCTGCAGCCTCTTTCCGTGTTACGTATGGCTTACCGTCTACCCAGATAATTGGAGTTACTTCTCCCATACTTTACATGTTGTGGTGTCTGACTTAAGCAGACCTGACGTAACGATAGTCTTGCCGGCAAGTTCCATCTGCTCTGTAATTACAGGAGACCACTTGTCGATAAGGTCATCGCGAACGATAAAGTCTAGCTGGTCATGGACAGCCATTACCAATTGAATCTCATCACGCTTGTCGTGGATGAGTTGTCTAATACGTATCATGGCTTCTTTGGTCATGTCACCAGCAGCACCCTGAATAGGAGTGTTACGGGACATGCGGTCAATAGCACCCATGTCTTTGGGTTCCGTAGCCTTACCAGCCCACAAGGGGAACTTGCGGATGCGGTTGTACGGTGCCATTGTCCTGATGTAGCCATGCTTCTTGCCAAACTTACCGTTCTTATCTAGGAACTGTTTGATAGAAGGGAACACCGAGAAGTACTTGTCGATGAGCTCTTGTGCTTCCTCGATAGGAATGTCAAGAGTATCGCTAAGCTTGTGCGGTCCCATGCCATAGGCCAAACCGAAGTTAATGCCTTTCACTGCTGTACGCAGTTTCTTGTGTCCGGGACAGTCACACTTTGACTTGCTCTGCATGTAAGGACAGTCGTCCTCTGCAGCGTCTACCCATTCTTGTCCGTAGACGAGGTCGGCACACACTGAGTGGAGGTCTTGTCCTTGTTTAAGGGCGTCAAGCCAGACTGGGTCACCACTAGCGTGCGCAATGATGCAGAGCTCTTGTGACGAAAAGTCAGAAGACACATACGACCATCCTTCAGGTGCGATAAAGCAGTTTCTGTAATCATTGTCAGCTGGTATTTGCTGCATGTTAGGTTTAGAAGAGCTCACACGGCCCGTCCTGATAATCTGCGTGAAGCTAGTATGTACTTTACCATCACTGCCTACATACTTCTCGAGCCAGTTAGGACCGAAAGCTGTAGCCTTCTTGTACTTCTCCTTGAAGTCAATAAAGATTTCAATGAGCGGGTGATGCTTCTTGTACTTGTTTGCAAGAATCTTAGTGTCGGATGACTCTAGTTCAGGCAAAATCTTCTGCAGAATCTTGGTAGTCTGGTGAGGACTAGACCAATTTACATTGATGGACGCAAGGCGTGCCACCTCGACGGGCGCGAATATGTCCGTCTGAAACGCGGGCGGCTTGAATTCCGAAAACGTAGGGTCATCTAGGATAATTTTATTAAGTGCAGCTTCTAGGCTGAGTGCAGATTCCAGCTTCTCTGCTGCAATCTCTTTCCAACGGTCTACGTTAACTAGCATACCGTTGTATTCGATGTCTGAGAACGCAAGTACTGCTGCATTCTCTAACTTGACACACTGGTCTAGTCCCTGACGTTCAGCGTCAACTAGCTGGAAATCACGCAGTTGCTGCAAGTACTCTACGTCTTTGGCAGCATACACGATTTGTGAGTAGTAAACTCACCTACGTGGTCAATGAACGTAGTCTGCTGTGTCTTGTCCATCTGATAGTTCAGATAGCGGTCGAGCAGACCTGCCAATGAGTAGAAGCCTCGGCCTGTGTCTTTACCGTTAGTCAACGCTTTCTCGACAATCATAGTGTCGTGCACGTTGGCCATAGTATAGCCATAAGCCTTGAGGAACTTGTAGTCAAATGACACGTTATGCAGAATCTTCTTGCTAGCACGTGACTCCAAC